TATTGATGGAAAACAATTTTCCAAAACCATTGAAACCATTTTGGCGAAAAACAAAATCAACATCAAAAAAGTAAGCAGTAAAATTGAGAAATGTCTTCCAGATACGGATAGTTTCTTAGAAACATTTGTGAAACCTTCCTATGACAACAAAGGAAACGAAAACGAAGATCCTTCCCATAGTGATTTATTGCAAATCAATACATTGCGAAGACGTATTTTGGGACTAACATCTTATTTCCGTACAGCTAATACTGATGTTTTGCCCCGTATTATTATGAATGATGAAGGTCACCCCATTCATGAAGTAAAAGTACCAATGAGTGATCATCAAATCGATATTTATATGAAAATACGTAATCAAGAACGAGACCGAGAGAAAAAACAAGCCCGTAATAAAAGAGCCAATGCAAACAAAGATTTATTTGAATCATCTACTAGTTCTTATCGTGTTTTCTCTCGATGTGCATGTAATTTTACTTTTCCCAATGAATTAAAACGTCCAGTACCCAAAGGACCAGGAAGTGATAACGATGATAATGCAAACCATTTACAAGAACATTCAATAGAAGATGCAACTCCTGTAGAAATGGCTGAATACCAGGATGAAGAGGCTGGACCGAAAGATGATTTTTATCAACAAGAAATAGCACATGTCATGAAGAAATTACGTGAAAATCGAGAGACATTTTTATCAGAAGAAAAATTGAAACAATATAGTCCTAAGATGTGGGCAATAATACAGAACTTGAAAAATCCTCAATACAAAGGGTTGCATTTATTGTACAGTGCTTTTCGTACTTTAGAGGGAATTGGTATTTTCAAAGAAGTGCTCGTATCACAAGGTTTCCAAGAATTCAAATTGTCTAAAGTAAATGGAATATGGGATTTCGATTCGTCATTTCAATTAGATGGACGTCCTTGTTTTGTCCTTTATACAGGAACAGAAGATGTAGAAATGAGAGAAATCATGCGTAATATATACAATGGTGATTGGAATCCACCCAATGTACCTGAGAATATTAGCATTCGATTACGTGAAGTAGCATCAAATAATTTGTACGGAGAGATCATTCAATTGTTTATGATTACAGCAGCTGGTGCAGAAGGAATCAATCTGAAAAACACTCGATATGTCCATATGATGGAACCATATTGGAATTTTGTACGATTAGAACAGGTTATGGGTAGAGCGCGTCGTATTAAGAGTCATATTGATTTACCAAAAGAAGAACAAACAGTACAAACGTTTTTGTATTTGTCTGTTTTATCCGATAGCCAGAAAAAAGGGGGTCAGTACAAAGACATTACGGAAAATGATTTGAGTAAAGTACATGATAATACACCAATTACCACCGATGAGTATTTGTATGAAGTCTCCTTGATCAAACAAAAAATCAATAAACAGTTATTGACCGTTATGAAAGAAACGGCAATGGATTGTCATGTACATATACAATCACACAAAAAACAGGAAAAGTTAGTATGTTATGGACCCAAATCAGGCGATGCCAACTTTGTGGATTATCCATCGTTGGATAAAGTTTTGGAAGAAGGGGACATGTAAAAATAATTTTAGGAGCTTTTAGGAAAATTTAGGAAATATTAATATTTAGAAATGTTTGTAATATTAATATTAAATTTGTTTAAAAGTGTTTAGTATTTTACTGGAGGTAAAGGGGAAAGACATAATTTAATATCTCCCATTTCACTTCCAATATCATATTTTACAATCAATGGTAAATCATTTTGTAAATAGATTTCCAAATTCTGCGATAAAGGAGTACATTTAATAAAATTATTGAGAGACTTTAGGGGAAATTCTCCACTCATCACTACTGATGCATCGGGTTTTTTCCTAAACTTAATGGCGTCCATCTTGTCTTCCAATACATTTGTATCAGACTGTTCTGTACGATAAATACGGGATTTCGCGAAATTACCATCACATGAAAAAATCAAATCATCACCTACTGATTCGATCTTAATACGATCAGAAATACCAGTAAGATCACGAATGATTTTTTGAAAGCCAGCACTCGGCATATGAATAATAGCAGAATAACTTACCTCGGGTACTTCCAATTCATCTTCTTCGGGCTCGAATAATCGCAATTTGTAGTTATTGCATTGATTTATTTTACCGTTATCATATTGCAATCCTAAATGGGAAACACTACCTTCATTGTAATCCTCTTTGTCAATGTACATGGAAAATAAATCATCATTGGATGTATTGGAAATCAATTTAAATAAATGTAAAGAATTTGCACAAATCACAATTTTATCGGGAACACATTCATGTTTCTCGAATTTCATCTTTACAGCCACTAATGTTGTATGGTTTTTGTCAAAATTAATTATTTTCATTCCATTTTTATCAATAATCATGGTTACATCGGGTACTAAATCTTTCAATGCACTATACAAATTTCGAATAGGTGCAATTTGAATGGTTTGCATAGTAAGAACATTATTATCAATATCCATAGTTGTTTGATTTTTTTGTTCAGTAAAAATGCGTTCAAATATAAATAAAATACATAAAATTTATTTATATGCGTTTTGTTTAGATTTCTTTATATAATATGAATAATATGAATGTCTTCTTTTAATTGGCTAAAATCCATTTTCCATTTGTGTGTTTTGTAGATATTGTACGTTGGATTGGATTTGGATTTGATTGTTTAGTTTGTTCTTTATTTTTGCGCTTATGATAGTGTAATTCATGATACAGTAATGTAAAAGCACCTGGTGCATATGAATAACTTGATTTGGAATACATTGGACTATAATCAATTGTACTACTACGGGAATGCAAATAATTATTAAATGTGTTCATAATATCATTCATGATTGTAAAAGGATAATGGATGATGGATTTATATAAATATTGTTAATTAATAGACAACAATCTTTTTTTTTCATTTATCAATTTTAGGTAATTCATATATTTATTTATTTAGGCACTTTTTTTGTTTAATTTTCACCGTGCATTTTAAACATGACACCATGTTTTGTCAAATTGTCAATCATTGCAATTTGGTTTGGGTCTTGTTTTTCATTATTACGTAGCCATATTTTTATAATACAAAAATTCTTTTTGGGGGAAATAGTAATACCGTTAATACAATTATTATACGATTTTTTTATTGCTAATGATTCCCCCGCAGCATGGAACATCATACTGCGCCATACTTGAACAACATGCTTATTAATTACTTTGTAAGAAAAGCATCCTCCGGTTCGGTTTGCTGGATCTTCCCATAATGGTGTAATACCTTTACGCATGAAAAATAACATGCTATACTTGACTATATTATCAGTCAAATTTTGATTGACTAATATAACATCTTCAACTGTTTTAATATTGTCAGATATCACTGAATATCCGGACAATGTCCAATCCTTTTCTGAAGGCAAGTGATGAAATAGAACCCATTCATCGTTCAAAGTATGCGGTTTAGTATCGACCTCTGCTACGAGGGATGAAGGTGGTACAGATTCGTATTCTAATTCCATTATATTTACGATATTACTAAGTCACCCCAAGATATATAATAAAAAAGATATTCTTTATATTAATTTAACTATATTTTCTGTTATTATTTATTAATTGAATTATGTTTATATATTTTTGTCTTTTGTCTTATTACAAATAATCCTCTAAATCTATGTACAAAGTGTATTAATTTAGGATGCAATATGTCATCTCTCTTAACATGATGAAAATTCATTTGCTTGTTGTAATATTCTACTAAAATCGCTCCCTGTAGATCCACCATTTGTAAATACAATTGTATTTGTAGTTTTTTATGCGTTACTATCTTATCTTATGAGTTATTTTGTTTCACATACAACGAATTAATCAATTATTATTTATTATGATAGTATAAGAGTTTATCATACAATTTACTAATAAAGTGAAAGATTCTCGGGCGTATTGTTTTGGAATAATACTCGGAGTCGTATTCAATATTATGAATTTCGATGACTTCGTTGTAATGCTCCACTAATATTGCCTTTTCCATATTCAACATTTGCAAATACAATTGCACCTGAATTTCTTCATACTTTTGCAGCTTATTATGAATCGAATGCACCCGATTTTTGATTTCAATCAAGGACGCCGTTCCGTCTTCACGTTTCAGTATTCCGTCTATTTTACCGGACAATACAAAGTCATATCGCCCATGTTTGCATAATGGTATTGTATAAGTCGTATTATCTTTGCAGAATTCACCGAATTGACGCACATACTTGGCTGTTTCATTTTCCCTGTATGTCCCATATAGTTTTCTACAGTGAGCTATCATCGCACGTTTGACTTGTGTCTTCTTCTCGTAGGATGCGTCTTTATAGGAGTCATTCTCTAATATGTAGGATATTATTTTATTGGTCAATGCTACCAATTCATGAGTATTTTTGCAGGTTCGTATTGAGTCTCGTATCTTTTCCAGAAACTTTTTCCCATCTATGGACAAATTATGGATGACCTCGCTTTCTTCATCCTGGTAGTCATAATTCTCACAGTATTTCGATAACAACTTCTTCAGGAGTTCGTCACGTTTGATAAATGGGTTAAGATTGAGGATAGCAGATACACTGCTTACTGGAATCGAAATCGTGATACGTTTAAACTGTAGAATTATGGAATCCACCGAAGAGTTGTCATCATCATCATCTGTTTCTTCACAGTAATTCAGCTCATATGTACCGCGCTCCAGTACAGGCATACCCCATACAGTTAATTGTGATTGTGTTTCGATTTCAGTCATTATTGTAAAGTGATTGGTTTTATAATCTACTACTTCTTTGTGATCTGTTTATATGTTTTAAAGTTTGTCAATTTTCAAACATACGTTATTTAAGGACTATATTTATTGTTCTTGTACAGGCTCAGCATCTTGTACAGGTTCAGCATCTTGTACAGGCTCGGCATCTTGTACAGGTTCAGCATCTTGTACAGGTTCAGCATCTTGTACAGGTTCAGCATCTTGTACAGGCTCGGCATCTTGTACAGGCTCGGCATCTTGTACAGGTTTTTTGTATTCAGATTGTGATACTGCTGTAATACCTAAAGCTTTACCAATGTTATCAAAAATACTGTCCTTCTTTTTTTCAGTATTTTCTACTTTTTTTTTATTTTCTTTGATTTCGATATCTAGTTTTTCTAATTTTTTAATATCGTTTAATGTCTTCTTTCTCTTTTTCTTGGATAATTTCTTTTTTTTAAGAATATGTTTGAGCTTCTTAATTGAAATAGCCGTTTTACAATACAAAAAATCACGCCCTTTTCTACTACGAACCGGCTTACAAGGCAATTTACAATGCTCTGCAGTTTTAATATTAACACACCCCGATGGTGCTAATTTTTTTTGAGTTTTAGCCATTGAATATATAGTAGAATTATACTTTATTTTTGAATCATGAATGATCGTTTAAAATACCCACCAGAAAGGTTTATATTCCCCATCTAAGGTGGATGTATTGGATACAACACTTTTATTGCAATCCGCGGCGGTAGAATCATCATTTTCCTGAATATCAGTATTTTCTACAACTTCAGTACTACTATTTTCACTATCTTCTTCTGTATTTTCACTGTTAGTTTCATCAACATATATATCGTCGTCATATTCATCATTTTCTTCTTGTTGTATAATTTCATACTCATCTTTTTTTAGTACAATATAGTCTTTATATGTCAATGTTTTTTCTTCCATATTGTGATCCATTATAGTGACTTTATAATCGTAATCAAAAATGAAAAATTTATTCAAATACTGTAAATATCGGTGAATAAAAGCTGGTGTAAATAGGTGATTTCCTTCTAAATAATAACCAGATGATATTGAAATATCGATCGGTTCTGATAAATCCGGATGGCGATACTCTGCATATAAAAACCGTACGTGAGACCGAATGGGGAATGGATTAAATGTTATTTCCTCGCGAACATCATTTTCTTTGTAGCCACGAAAAACATAATCATTTTCATTTTTGGCTACAAACAATAATTCAAGCGGGGTGGAACAACATTCGTATTCATATTCGTACGGTAATTTAATCATAGGATTTTCGCGTATTAAATTGTGCTCGTTTTTCACAAACGTAGGAAAGTCGTAAATATACGGCTTGATTACTTTTTCGTATGAATCATATGAGGTAATATGCCATCCATAATCATTGAATGGAACATTTTTGTGTAAGCAATACAACTGAATCCATTGCTTATCATCGGGCTCGTGATTTCGATACATATCCAGTATATTGTCAATTGGTTGAATAAGTACATTGTATAACAACTTTGATATTTTTTGGATCCAATGAAATATCATAAATGTAAAGAACTGACTATAGTAGTTAAATTTATCGAAAAAATCCATAGAATTGATAAGTGGGTGTTTATAAAATATAAAATGATAATTCTCTTTATATTTTTCTTTATATTGTTCTTTTTAGAGGTTTTACTTAAATATCTAAGGAAACAGTATTGCTTCTATTGGAAGAATTGTGTCTCTTTTTTGATTTTTTAGGCATAGTGGTTCCATCTAAATCTTTCAATGATGAAATACTAATAATGGATTCGGTTCCTTGTTGCGTATGAACTGGTTCTTCAAATTTTGGTTGTTGTTGCTGTTGTTGTACCTTTGGTTTCAATCCTGATAATAAATTATCAATATCTGAATTAAGTTGTGGTCCTCTCATTTCCGGACGTTTTTGTGCAGGAGGTGCAGTAGAAATACTTTGAGGTGGTCCAGTTGCACTTTGGTGATTTTGTGTCAAATCTACTCCTGATTCACGGAACATAGCGGAATTATTTTGCGAAGGTGCAGCAGATGCTAAATCGGGGCGATTTCCGGGATGAGCAGTAAATTGCATTGATCCTGGTCGTTGTGGCGGTACTTGGGTTTTTGTCTCTACTGGTGCTGGAGGTGGTCCATGCCTGGTATTCACTTGATCGGGTTGATTGCTCATTAAGTTCTTGGCGAAATCAAATGCAACGTTTTCTTTACTCATTGTCTCGACTGCAGCATTGGAAAACATTTTCATTAAATCTGGACTTTGTTTGATGACATCATTAAAACCAGGAGTAGCTGTACTTAACATCTTATTACTCATATTGACTACTGCTGCAGAAAACCCAATACGTAATAATAAAGATACTTCTGGAGCCATTTTACCACCTTTGTATTTATCATATAATTCAGCAAAGATTTCATCATATGAATCTAAATCCTCATTGACTTGCTCTCCCCAACCATCTAAATTCAAATCAAAAGGATTTAATAAAGCGTTTCCATACTCTAGTGTATTAATAACTGTAGAAAACCACCATCCTTGTAATTTCACACTGTCCTTTTTTCTCTTTTCTTCTAAAGCACCTTCGTATTCATCTTCTACTTCATCAAAATCGGAATCCATAGTAAAAACCGATCCATGTTTGTATGTACCCTTTTCGGCCCATTCTTCCAACTTTTTGATCATAATACGCTTCTTACGACGTTTTTCACGTTCAGTTAAATTTGCACTACTTCTAGGCGCTTTGGGTACATCCTCTTTCATTTTACTAAATCCATCCCATGTTTTCGCACCACCGTCATAGGTATCTTTTGTACCTTGTCCTAATCCCGACGATGATGAAGAAGATGATGATTGTTGTTGAGGCTCGTTATTTTTTCCTAAACCAAACATATTTCCTAATCCACCAAAACCGCCTAAACCACTTAATGTTTTCGATTCTGGTGCGGTAGATGCCGATGACCCACCATAATTAGTAGGTGCTGTACTGGATAAATCATTTAATTCTGATTCTAAATTATCCAATTCAGCTAAATCTATTTTAGTAGAAGTAGAAGATGATTTCTTTTTTTCATTCATTAATAATTCAATACCACTACCAAAAGAAACCGATGGTTTTTCATCACTTTCTATACTAAAACTAACAGGCTTGTCATCCACTGGGATTGTGTCTAAATCTATATCGACGACTTCCATGATTTATGATGTATTCTCATTATTTATTTTTAAGTTGTACGCAACAAATATATATTTATTTAATTAATTTCGAATTCGATTTGGTGTCTATTCACTTTTTGTTTTTCTTTCTCCACCAAAGACCTTGTAAAAAAGAGTCCGCTAAATCGTCCTTTTTTGACGATCCTTGAAAATGAGAGATCCATGATTCTGAATTCTGGATTTCCTCTTTTAGCAATGTTGTACAATGGATTATACTATTTTGCTTATTTTGCTTATATGACGTTTTTGCAGTAGATTGGGGTATTAAATCTTTCAATTTATTACTAGACGATATGAATTCAATATAAGGAACGCCTAAACTAATAAAATGCTGAGTCAACATCCCTTGTAATGTTTTCATTCGATTTGCAATTGGACTAATCTGGTTTTCAATAATGACATACTCTACTGTTTTCATATTGTCATTGTTTTGCATTTGATTATGGAGAGAACGACCTAATTTTACTAAATCAACTTTACCAGCATTGATCTTCTTCGGTTTAGGTATAAGTACCCATGATGTCTTTTCAAAATACTCGACTAATTCTTTTATAATTCCTGATTTACTTCTAGGAATTGTGTTTTGAGAGAAAGTGATGGTTTTTCCTAAAGTTTCTCTCCATCGATCTTGAAGATCTACTAATGATAATTTCCCTAAAGATGTTTTTCCATTCTCCTTTTTCGGTAAAAAATATTGTTTAGACATTTTAGCATGTTTTTCACAAGCACACTGCTCGTTTTTTCTATATTTTGCAACACTCTTACACGTCTTACCATTTTGCAATACACTTGTACAATTGACCCTTGTATTATTTCCACCAATACTTGATGACTGTACAGATACATCTTCGCATAAGTTTAAAACATTCCATTCTACAATTGTATTTGAAGATAGGTCAAATAAACAATACGCCATATTTTTAATTCCTACATCAAAACTAATTAGCCGAGACATAATGATTGGTACTCTGGTATCAGTATCTTGTACATGATCATTTTATATGGTATTTTTCATATAAAATGAATATTGGGTTTATTTAGCGGGAGTTTCAATCTTATATGTGGGGATTTCCATTCGTGAATACAATTGCTCTCGGGATAAATAGATCGATTGTAAATCACTAGAAGATGCTTGTAAATGTGACATTGGCTCTTGGATAGATTTATAGACTTTTGGTGCTGAAAATTCCTTGTTTAAATCGGGTTTTTCATTGCGAATACTATATCCTACATCATTCATCGCATCACGTAACAAATTCTTTTGAATATTTACACTATTATGTGTTAAATAACGCCTATATTCCCAATTGGATTGGATGTTATTTTCTTTTAAGATATTTTCATTGACCACTGCACCAGGTTGCCATGAACACAATACTGAACGTCCATCATTCATCAATGGGGGGAAATCCTTGTGTTGATTGTTAGATTGGTACCCCATTGATGATTTAGGAAAAGATTGATATGCTGTATTTAATGATACACCGGTGTAACTACTATGCAAACTCATTATAAAATGAAAGTATATAAAATATGGAGAGAAAAACGCCTAAATAAATTAGTATAATATTCGGTTTCTCTCTATTTACATTTTACTGATTTTATGTATATTTAGTCTTCATCTTGATCATTTTTTTCTTCCTTTATATCTGATTCCACTTCCGGTTCTATTTGATCGGATATGCTTCCAATATCAGGTTCGTTATCCGATTCTTTTTCTTGATCTTGATAAAATTGTAAAACCATATTAATTAATTCGATTTTCTTCATTTTACTGGGTTCTGTACAAATACCATCGCGTATTACCATGGCTTTCAACATTTGAACGTTCATTTTTTGAAGACTCTTTTTAGTAACTTTTGTCGATATAGCCTGCGGTGTTATAGGTATTTCATTTTGAACTGATTCATTATCTTGGTGATGATCAGGATCTTCTGTTAAAACTGATTCTACTGCATCATCGATAATCACATCTACTGGTAAGCTGTTACTAGCAGCATCTATGTTATCGCCATTACTTGAATCAGTTTCTAATTTAGTTACTTGTATGTTTCCATTATTTTCAGTAAAATCCAATTCTTCCATATTTGTATCATTACTTGTTGATTCTTGTACGTTACTCTCATTAGAACCGGTACTGCAGGTGTGTATATCATCTAATTCAGTACCCCCTTCTACTTTATAATTTAATATAGGAGGTAGATTTGGATCTAACATTTCATCTGAGACAATAATGCTTTTATAAAAATCATTCGATTGTTTCCAATCTGACGGAAACTCACTATTTACAGCTTCGGGGAAATCAGTAAAAACTATATTTGAACCGTCTTTAGGCATGGAAAAGAATGGATTCATTAGCGACTGAGCACTATTAGTTTTAGGCATTCCTCCGTTTTTTGTTTGTATATCGAACTCATCCACCACATTTACCAAGGTTTTATTGATCACTGATAATGTTTCTACTTTTTTCTCTAAATTATCGATCTTTTTCTTAAAATGATAAACCATTAAAACAATGAGTACAAAGACTAGACCCATACTCACAAAGAGAAAACTTTCTAAAAGAGAATAAAAAGTCATCATTTACAGTATTATCCTATATATTCTTATATACTTTAACGCAAAAAATACAATACACATATATAATATACAATTTAAATACGAGAATATATGGAAATTATGGAAGAAATGCCTCAAGATAAAGCAAGTCGAATGACAAATAACAAAAAAACAAATTACAATTTATTTTCCATTACCGATAACTCTTCTTTGAATACACCCAGTACATCAACCGCGTCATCTACAACATCACCATCTATACAATCATCATCAACCAGTAGCAACGATGTATCATTTACTGTACCCCCTCTTATTGATTGGAAAACGATTATGATTATTATT